CTACTGAAAAAGTCTTTGAGCAACATCGGTCTGTATTTTTCCATAAAAGTAGTTGTATTTTAGCTATTTACAAAGATATATATTTTGAATTAACAAAAATTAGTACCGCAATCACCACACAGAATGAAATTTGTATCATTATATTAAAAAATAAGAAATGAAAGAAATCTTCGGTAAACACCAAATTAAAATCTCTTTGAACTTTTCGTCTCATATATTACACCAACTTTATGATTATCTCGATAAATCGGAAGAATGGTTTGAAATGGATGTAAGGAAAACATATCCGAGGAAAGATAATCTATGGCATTGTGACATCAAATGCTTGGAGGAAGGGAAAGTAGAAGAAAGGCTTAAAGAAATTATTACTACAAACAATATACAGGATGTCTAATCTCAAATATTGCCTTAAATGTAAGAATGGAAGGAATTGCATCAATGGGCGGTTTTGCCTGATTGACCAAAAATATGTTGAACTAAATATTAATAAAAATGGCACAGAAAGAAAAATGGCAGGAAATGGTAGCAAGTCTGATTGACATGGAAGAAAAATGGAAGAAAGAACGCAGAAGTTATCTTATCGTAATCGACGAGCCCATTAACGAATTGATTTCCAAATTTCATTGCGCTTATGGAACGAAGAAAGAAAAACTGCAATCTTACCTTGTGGAGATGATGACCAAGAATGAAACGTTTGCGGAAATAATTTTGGGTACCACCAAAGAATTTCTGAACAAGAAAAATGCAATCAGAAATAATAATAACATACAGTAATGATAAGACCAGAGAATATCTTACGAGCAACGGACGGAGGTCTTAGGATCATCCTTGATCTCTATCCTCAGGCCAAGGACTGTGTGGGAGTCCGGAATAAACATTTCGCCATTCGGGACGAAAGGACTCCCTCATGCAGTCTCAGGCAGTTTGAGTCTCAGAAATACGGCAAGATTTGGCAGGTAACGGATTTCGGAGGTGACGGCCGGGGCGAAAATGCCATTGACCTGTATATGCACGAGAAGGGCTTTGACCGATCAAGATTTTACGAGGCTTTGCTGCAGATGGCTTCCATCTATGGCGTGAAAGACGAACTCGACCATACGATAAACAAGCCTGATATACGACAAAGAGCAGCCAGGCAGGACGAACAGGACGGAACGAGAAATTTCGAACTTAATGAAAAACTTACCGAAGATGAACTGAAAGTACTCGGACCACGGGTAACACAAAAAGATGTGGATGATCTGCACTGGCATTCAGTCAAGTGGATCACCAACGTAAAAGACCGTAATGTCACAGTCAAATATAGTAACGAGCATTATCCCATCTTCATCCGGGAGTGTCTCATCGCTCCGGCTGATGGCGACAAACCGGAGGAAAAGTTTTGCAAGGTCTACGAGCCGTTGAACTGCGATAAGGGGTTCCGCTTCTCCTACACACCTGCCGGCAAAAAACCACGGTTCTACATCAACGGTCTGTCAGAACTGAAAGAGGCGTATCACCAGATGAACTCAAAGGAGGAAAAAGAGTGGATGCGCACACATGATGAGAACAGACCTTACAAGGAAAAGAAATTGCCGGAAGCCTTCATCTGCTCCGGAGAGCGGGATTCACTCTGTTGCCACTCCATGGGATATTATCCGCTGTGGTTCAATTCCGAGACCTATCAGCTCAGTGCAGAGGAATACCGGGAGATTATGAAATACGTGGATGTGCTGTACAATATCCCCGATATTGATCAGACGGGAGTCAGAAAAGGTAAGGAACTCGCCCTGAAATATATCGACATCCATACAGTATGGCTTCCCAAAAGTCTTGGAAGATACAAGGATAACCGCGGTAAGTCCCGAAAGGATCTCCGGGACTGGATGGAACTGCGATCTGAAAAGAAGGACTTTAAAAATCTGATGAAGCTTGCCATGCCTGCCAAGTTCTGGGTCAGCTATCAGAACAAGGATGGCAAATGGAAACATGAAATAGACACTGCCTGCCTGTTCAATTTCCTGCAACTGAACGGCTTTTTCGCCCTCCACGACGAAAACTCAATTATCACGCAATATGTGAGGGTGGAAGGAAATATCGTGAGAAAAATCACGGTCAAAGATATACGTGAGTTCGTCCGCGCATGGGTTGTGGAACGGTTCGAAGACAGGGATATTCTGAATCTCGTCCTGAATACGCCAAGACTCTCTGGAGCTGCACTGGAAAGTCTCCAGGAATGTGATCTGGACTTCACGAACTATACCGCCAAGTCGCAATTATTCTTCTTTCCGAATAAAACGATAGAAGTGCATGACGACGGCACGATTACAGATTATGAGCCGGGGAGTGATGACCTGCATAACTATGTGTGGCAAGAAAACGTAATACCACATCATTTCAAAGCCATGCCGGATATGTTCCGCATTGACAGAACAAAAGACGATAAAGCAAATGATAAATTTGATATTGAAATTCTCAACGTCGAAAGTCACTTCTTCGGCTATCTCATCAACACATCAAGACTCTACTGGAGGAAGGAAATGGAAACTCCCTTCACAGATGATCCGAAGGCTGCAGCGGAATATCGGCAAAATCACCTATTCGACATCTGTGGAGCAGGGCTGACCGAAAGTGAAATCAACGAGCAGAAACAGAATCTCATCAACAAGATCTTCACTTTCGGGTATATGCTCCACCACTACAAGAGTCCGTCCCGGGCGTGGGCACCTATGGCCATGGACAACAAGATCGGAGAGGACAACGAGTGCAACGGAAGATCCGGAAAATCGTTCTTCTTCAAGACTCTTTCTTTTTTAATGAAAACCGTAAAATTGTCCGGAAGAAATCCTAAGTTAATGGATAACCCGCACGTCTTTGATCAAGTTAATCAGCATACACAGATGCTCCTGTTGGATGACTGCGACAGATACTTAAACACGGGGCTGTTTTACGACAATATCACTTCGGATATGACGGTCAACCCAAAGAACAATCAGAGTTTTACCATTCCTTTTGAGGACAGTCCTAAGATTGCCTTTACAACTAATTTCGTACCCGCTGACTTCGACCCATCCAGTGAGGCCCGTCTGCTCTATATGGTCTTTTCGGATTACTATCATCAGAAGACCGAAGACAACGATTACCTTGAAAGCCGCTCCATTCGCGATGATTTCGGAAAGGACTTATACGGACGTGCGTACAGCGAGGAGGAATGGATGGCCGACATTAATTTCTTCATCCAGTGCTGCAGGTTCTATCTCTCCTTATCCGACGAACCGATCAAAATTCTCCCACCGATGGAAAATATCGTGCAGAGGAAATTCAAGGCCGACATGGGCTCCAATTTCGAGGACTGGGCTTATGGGTACTTCTCTCAGGAAGGAGGCAACCTGGACAAAATGCTACAGCGTGACCAGGTACTAGAAGACTTCATGGGATATGCCAAGACCAACCGCGTGACGATGCAATCGTTCACTCGCAAGCTCAAGTCCTTTGTACAGATCTGCCCATGGGTGATTGAACTTAATCCAGATTGCCTTAAAAATTCTTCAGGAAGAATACAGAAAAGTGTAGCAATTGCACCTGGAATTCTTAAAACGAAAGACATGATCTATCTAAGATCAGTTGATGGACCATCTCCAGATACAGAAGAAATAAAACAAACCCAAGAAGACGATATACCATTTTAATTATTTTTTATGTGCCAATCTAGACGGGCCCCCTGAATGATCAGCGAGTCCGTCGTTTTTTTTGTATATATATGTGACTTTTTTATTACAACTGCATTTTTTTGAGTTGTTTGTTTTATTTTTTCCCTTCCCCCCTTTTTAATTTACTATAAAAATTTTGTGATTCTGTAATGTTAGTTTAAAAAAAGGTCAAAAGGTCAATAAATAAAGGGAGTTTGAACATCACAAACTTATCACAAACTTACATCACAAACTTATCACAAAAAAAATAAGATTGTGATATAAGGTTCCTGATAAGGCATCAATAACCTTTATCACAAAACAAAAAATCCAAAATAATTTGTGTGAGAAATCTGTGATATGGGTTTTATATTGATAATCAACTACTTAAAAATATAAAATCACATATCACAAAATTACAGAAAATTAGTACGGAATTGAAACTCAGAAGAATATAGTTGAAAGAAAGAAAATATAAAAAATATCACAAATATTTACAAAAAATAGGGCATAAAAATCACATTCCCCAATTTAAATTTGAAATTATCGACAAATTTTCCTATTTTTGTAGGTAAATCAACCTTTTGCACTCATGAGTAATTACGTTGTCTATCTTAAAGTCAAGCCTTTCATCCAGCAATGGCTCAATCACCACTATGGTAATCCTGTAACATTTCCTGTCGGATCAGCAGAGAATTCTACAATTAGACGATTCCTTGCAAAGCAACCGCATGATACCCGTCCAGATTTTGGTGAGAAAGAAGAGGTAGCCATCCGTATTCCGGACAGCAAGGCCAAACCGGTGGTGACCTACAACTATTTGGGACCTCATGCCAGGGCAGCGGTCATAGAAACCATAGAAGATACCTTTCGCCTGCAGTTATGGAAGGATCTCAATGATCTGCATGACAGCGGTTGTTCGATACTCAAGGCAGTGCGTGCCTGGTGCGAAAATAACGGCATCTCAGTAGATTATGACTATACAATCAAGATGAGATATCAACGGATGCGGAACGCATATCTCAAGAGTGGAGTGGATCTCCGGAACTATTCCAGGAATCATGACGAAAAATAATAGTTAATAATTATAAAAATCGTATGGATAAAAGCAGTGAAAAACATCGTTTGCGTTCAAATGGGTTCGGAGCCGTTCTTATCCGTTTATAAAGGAATAAACATGAATGTGGTAATTGCTATCGACAGAATTCCATGCTCGGAATTGTCCGGACTCTACTGGACAGGTAACAACAAGGTCAAGGTCATGGAAGGGCTATCATGGGAGCCAGTAAACATCAAAATCCCCGCATCTCTATCCATTACGGATAAGGATGATGACAAAAATCAACTCTATACTGCAACGTTGAAGTTCAAAACTTGTGAAAAGTTGTCGAGAATGGCCCGATATGCCTATAGGGCAACCTTGACAGACGGAACGAAAAAAATCATCGGAACAGACCAGCGGCCCTTCCCCGTTGTAACCATTACGCAGAACATGCCGGAAAATGTTACCGACAATCAGCTCGACGAGGTTACCGTAACATGGACCGTCAATCGTCAAATACCGGATATTGATAGTTAGCGGTGTTTTTGCGAAAAAATCCATTACCTTACTTTTGTACAAAAAGAAAGAACATGGAATATCAGATTATTATATCGGGTACAATTGGTAGTTGGTGGAGCAGTTGTTCAGCTGACTATGTACGTTATGTGCTCAATAATAACAAAAATAAGGAAGTACATGTAGGGTTCTGTTCACTCGGTGGTATGGTAAAAGATGGACTGGAAATGAATCAGGCCTTCCGTGATCATGGCAATGTACACGCTCATGCCTTTGGAATGAATGCTTCTATTTCTACTGTCGCCATGTTAGGCTGTAAGACCATCGACATGGTCAAGGGCAGTTTTTTCCTTATCCATAACACTTCTACCTATGTCGGCATAGACGACCAGGCCAACAAGGATCAGATCGATGCCTATATCAAAAGTCTCAAGGATCAGAAAGAAAACCTGAAGACCTTTGACGATGTACTTGCTTCGATGTATGCCGAAAAAACAGGAAAGAGCATCGAGGAGTGCAAGGTACAGATGGATAAAGGGAATTGGCTTAATGCCGATCAGACCCTCGCCTTCGGTCTCGTCGATTCCATCCGGAACGATTCACAGGCGGAAGCGGAAACAGATAAATTCAATAATCAATTTACGAACTTATATTCAACTACATTCAAGGATTCAGGCATACCGCCTCTCCCTGTCATGTCTCATGGGGACAATCGCTTGTCCTATGTGATAGATCAGGAGGGCAATCCAACTCAGAATTTTCTGCAAAAGACGTGGCAGGGATTAAAGAGTCTGGTCCATAACCAACACGATAACACAAAATTAAAAAACATGACCAAAGTGTTTACCTCCGTCATGAATCTCCTGTCCAGGAAGGACGGATTTACGACGGACGAAAAAGGGAATATCTCTCTGAGCAATGATCAGATGAAGCAGATAGATGATACCCTCCATGCTAATTCGGAGGCTATGACAAAAGCTGCAGAAGCAATCAAGAAGCTCAAGGACGACCTGGAAAAAACGAAAGCCGACCTCAAAGACAGAGATGCACAGATCACCGTGCTGAAAGGGAGTGCTGGTGATGATACCCACAACAATCCTCCCGAAGTACCTGCCAATGTCACAGCGCAGGAATTGTTTAACCTTGTAAGTCAAGTATAACTATGCCAACAACAAAAGGATATATTACCTTCACTCCGGAAGAGTTGACAACAACCTTCCAGACCTACCGGGAACAGTTGATCATCCAGCCGATGCTGGCGATGAGCACAGCATTGCAGCACATGTCGGTAAGGACGGGTATCCGCTACCGTGAAACGGTATCAGAAATGAGTGGGAAATTCCAACTCGGTAATTACAAAAAAGACAAACTTGGTTCCGGTAACGTGTCAGTTGAAGGTAGGGTATTTGAAACATTCTTCGGCAACTGTATCGAACCAATTGATCCGAATGCCATCTACCAGACTATCTGGGGCTCTAACATTACCAAGGGTGACGGGCTGAAAAATGTTCCGATCGTTCTGGCTGTCTGCGCATACATCATGGCGCAACTCGGCGAGAACCTCTACCTCAATTTGTGGACTGCAAAGCACGACGGTACGAAATTTGACGAAACTGCGTCTTTCTTCAATGGGCTCAAGACCATTATTGACAATGATATTGCCGGAACCAATGATTCTGCTACTGTTAAGATTTCCGCTGATCTCGGTAATCTCATGACGTCAACGGACAGTATCTCCAAGGATAATGCAGAGGATGTCATCAAGGATTTCTTCTGGTCTCGCAACGAAATATTGCGCGGGCAGCAACTGAAATATTTCATGTCAGATCTGACATACCACTATTATACTGAGGCATATCAGATGAACCACGGTTCATTGCCGTACAATCAGACCTACGACAAACGCACCCTGGAAGGGGCATCGAACGTGGAACTGGTACCGCTCAGCAATGTGCCGGCAGATTTTCTGTTGCTCACGCCGAAATCAAACATCTACTGCCTGTACAATCAGCAGACAGATGACGAGAAATATATCTGCGAAAAGTCACTGAACAACCACTATGATGTTGACTTCATCGCTAATATGTTTTTTGGCACTCAATTCGAGTCAGTAAGTAATAAGGTATTCTCTGTATACGAAAAGACCGCAGCTTAATATCAATTTTCCAGGAGATTGGAAACCAATCTCCCTATATAAACTAAAAAAACAAAGAAATGACAAAATCATGTACAGATCAGGAGTCATTATATTCGGATATCGGCTTTTGCCAGGGGCAAGCAGCACCAGCCGGACTCCTTAATCATTTCTACGCAATATCAAAGAGAGATATTGTAGGCTATCCGACTATTTCCCGTGCAGATAAGGCCACACTAGCTTCAATCCCCGCATATACGGGTAATTTTACTTTGGCCGCTGACAAGAAATGGTTTAAGGTGGACCTGATCCCTGACCAGAGTCAGCTGCAGGTCGAATCGCAAGGTTCGTATGGCAGCAAGTCGTTTAAAAACACGGGTACTTTCGTCATACCGCGCACAACGGAAGAGGTTTCCGGGTTCATCGCGGAAGCCAACAACGACGAGATGATCTTCCTTGTTCCTGGCCGTGACGGGAAATACCGCATGATCGGATCGAAAGATTTTTCTCCGGAACTTACCCTCGCACAGGACTCCGGAAAGGCAGCGACGGATACAAATTCAACAACTGTTACGGCTGTAGCCACAGATATGTATCCAGCACCCTACTATCCGGGTACCATCGAGACTGCAGACGGGGATATAAGCGGTGAAGATGGTTCTGCAGTAACTACGGGAACTGGATCTACAGGTTCTTAAAAGATTGTATAATCAGGTGACGGGTGTCTTACAGATATTACTGTGAGCCACCCTTTTTTGATAATTTTATAAATGATAACAAGATGATAGATAATGATTTGACCGTAAAAATCAAAAGATGGCTTGAAGAGGACAGCCATGATTCCGACAGTATTGTCGAGGGAGCCAATCTGCTGTTGCGCCTGAACCGCAATCAGTCACTCCACCAGAATATTCTCCGGAAACCGGAAAAGTATGAGAGCAAAGTTATATACGAATTAAAAAAATTCCTTCCCATTCGCCTGGCCAGAATGACCATGGGAGACGTAAAGACATTGGATGCACAGATCACACCTACTGTTGCTACGGCAATCGCTGAAGAACCGGCAGGAAATGATACCAAGAGTGATGAGGAAATGGATCTCCCACTACGTAATGGCAAAAGAGCGGATCATGACAGTCTGCCTGCAGACATCCAGGCCATCTGGACAGAAAATGCCGAAAGATGGAAGAAAATCAAGGCTGCCTACAATACCTGCAAGACGTTGACGGAACCGTGCGACAGGTATGAATATCTGAGTGCCATGAAGGAACTCTGGTATGCCTACAAAGCAGCTTTCGAGACCTACGATAATTACAAAGTCGGTGATGGTAGCGCAATGGAAGAAACGACATCAGCCGCAGATCCTACCCAACTGGTGAAAGACATCAACAATGCGAGGTCTTATCTGTCAAAAAACATAGATAAGCTCATTGAACTGAAAGCTGCTGCATTGGCAGAAAATGCTGATGCGGACACCATCTCCAGATACCAGGCACTAAAGGAAAATATCATCCAGAGAAGGGACATCCTGATCAATAACGGACAGACACTGGGAGATGATCTGACCAAAAAAATTGCTGAAGGTTGCGGAGAGACACCAACGACCAAGGAAAACACAGAAGATGCCAAGACCGGCACAGAGGAGACTAAAGAAGCAAAAGAAGAGAGCCAAACATCGACAACTGAGACTAAGGAAAGTACGGAAAATGTCAAGACAGATAACGGAACTCCTGCAGCCTCTTGACCGGAGCCCACTGCAGACATATCTCGGGAAAGGACTGCATACCCTCGGCCTTATCGGATGGATCCTCGAACAGACCGGACCGTCACAGGTGTATGTGAGTACCTTTTCCACTTCCGACGCTTTCCTCTCCGGATTCCTTCGATTGAGGAAAAAGGGACTGGTAAAGCATGCCGTCCTGATGGCCGACCTAAAAGCATCACGCAAGACCGTGGCCCTGTCCCAACTCATGGAACACGCCTTCGATGATGTTTTCCTGGCACAGAATCACTCCAAAATCGTACTGGTCACCAACGGCCGTATGAGGGTGTCATCCATCAGCTCGCAAAACCAGACCTACGGTGACCGTGCGGAATGTACTGTTGTGACAACTGATCCGAAAATCTGGGATAATCTCTATGCCAGCTTTGCCCGGATAACAGAAAAAGCGATATTACTCAATGGACTATTCGACAGAATTGCTCAAAGAAATCGAGAAGAAAGCTCAGGAAATGATGACTCCAACTGAGATCAGTCATCTCCTTGATCTTGACGAAATGAGCTTGAAAGACGATATTAATACCCTCGGACATCCTGTCCGAAGGGCATTTTTCCGCGGTATGGCCACAACCGCAAATCAGCTCCGGAATAATATCAGAGATGCCGCCATTGCTGGCTCCCCCTACTCCATCACAGAATGCCAGCGGCAGATCCTCAATATGCTATCAGAAGTAACACTATGAGTTTACCCGTTAACATAGACGAATATTCGCGGTACGTCACGATGAACGATGACGAACTGCAGGAACAGCATGTTAGCCAAATTATCCTTACGAGACTGCACAGGCTGCGGGGACTCTATGCCTACTGGCTCCAGTTCCCCGGTAAATGTGACCGGGAAATCGTGACCTACGACATTAATATGTTCAGGGTCAGCCGGACTCAAGCATACGATGACCTTCATCTCGTGCAAGTTCTCCTGGGTAATTTGCAACAGGCAAACAAGGAGTTCATGCGCTGGAAAATCAATATGGACATAGAGGAGGACTTGAAGGCTGCACGCCGTGCACAGGATTACCGGGCGGTGGCCCAACTGGAAAAAAACAGGATTCTCAACAACCGGACGGATAAGGATGATGAGCCTGAACTGGAATTCGAAAAAATCGTCCCGCAGACTTTCGAGCCTGTGGATGATCCTACGGTAATCGGTATCCAGAAGATACCAGACCTGCGGAATAAGATCAAGAAACTCATTTCCAAGTATAATACCGACAAGTCCTGGGACAATACGGAATACATAGAGGTGGAAGATGATGGAACAGACGACGGAACCGAATAGACAGTATTTCAACGATGCGCAAATCTATATGGCATCGATGATGGCCCACGACGAAGTTGCAGTTTGCGGACGTGGTTGGGGCAAGGGTGCGCTGCAGGCGGTACGCATCCAGCGCTGTTTCCAGGGGATGCCCGGAAGCATGGGAGGTTTCGTTTCTCCATCGGTCAAGCGCTGCCTGACCAATATTCTTCCCTCCATGCTGATTCACCTGGAGCGGTGGGGCTTTAAGCGCGACCTGCACTATGTGGTCGGCAAAAAGCCCTGGCGAAAACTCCACTGGAAATCCCCCATCTTCACGCCCGCCAACTGGGAAAATACTATATCGTTCTATAATGGTTCTGTCATCAACATCATCTCACAGGACCGTTCAGGTACCAGTAACTCCATGTCACTGGATTATATAATCATAGACGAGGCTAAATTCGTGGACTTCGAACAGTTGAAAGAAGAAACCTTTCAGGCGAACCGCGGAAATGAACAGTATTTCAGTAATTTTCCGCTTCATCACGGGATGACCATTACTTCAGATATGCCCGTCACAAAGAAAGGTTCTTGGTTCCTGGGCTACAAGGATAAGATGGATCCGGAACTTGTAGCAGTCATCGAAGGGATGATCTATCAGCGGTGGAAATTACGTCAAAAGTTATCAAGGTACCCGGAACGGGCGGAAAGAATCACAGCCCGTCTCGAAAGTCTGGAAAAGCAATTGAATTTCCTGCAGTCGAAATGCCTGTTGTACAAGGAATATTCCTCGATCGAAAATCTCGCCCTGTTGGGTGAGGATTTTATACGGCGTGCAAAACGTGATCTCCCTCCACTTACCTTTGCCACGTCTATCATGTGCAAGAGGATAGGAATCTCTGCAGACGGATTCTATGGCGGGATGCGCGAGGATGTCAATCTGTATACGGCACCTAATGAGTCGGTACTCAATCTCGCCAACCTTGATAAAAATAATCTCCCGGAAAACTGTCGTATGGACAGCGACCTGGATGCGGGCCTGCCCCTCATCATTGCCTTCGATGCCAATGCCAACATCAACTGGCTCGTGGTCGGTCAGGTGGACGCGAAAGGAAAACTGCGTATCCTCAAGTCTTTCTTCGTCAAGTATGAGCGGAAAATCCCGGAACTGTTAGATGACTTTATGGCCTATTACAAATATCACCGGAGAAAGCAAGTGATATTTTACTACGACGCTACCTTCGTCGGCAACAATTATGCGCTGCACAACAATGATTTCCACCGGGAGATCGAGAGCATCCTTCGTCGCAACAAGTGGAATGTCCGTGCCGTCTATACCGGTCAGCCGATGAAGCATATCGACAAAAATGCGCTTATCAACCGGATGTTCCGAGGTCGTGCAAGGCATCAGGTCTTTATCAACCGTGACAACAACCCGGATCTTCTGATCTCCATACAGTCCGCTGGAGTCTACAACGGAAACAAGGACAAACGCGGCGAGAAATTAGCAGAAACAGAAGAAGACAAACTCGAAGGCCGTACTGACGGGTCTGACGCCTTCGACGAGCTGTGCATCGGCGTGGAACGGTTCCCCGTCATGCAATCGACCGGTATCATATCCAACACCTATGGATAATCGCGCCTTTATATAAGGGCGACCCTGATCGTATTCCCTATCCTTCCTCCACATTTTTTCTCCAAAATCCCATTCCGGATGTCATTGCGAACCGATGATGTCCGTTGTTTCTGTCATTTTTTTTCTTTTTATTTTGCAAAATGCGCCCATTATCAAGGTCTGATGATTAACTATCGGTCATGAGCTGCACCATCTATTCCTACACCTATGCCGGCATCACCATGCACTCTTATTGGTATGTCCTCTCCAGTCACGCCCACTTGGATGTTCTATAACTTTGTCCTGTCTCTATTTTCTCTTTCTGACCTGCCAGTATTTTTCTGATACGCTGTCGCCGGCATGTCTCCGTATATTGTCACTTCTCCTTTTTTCCTTTGCAAATCTACGTCAAGCGGTACTCTGCAAGGGCACATTCCATTTGTCTCGGAAAACAATAAAAACAATCCGGGCAGGTTTGCCTTTTTCGGATTTTTTTCAAGTCCAATGGATGTTCTTTTCCGGACATCCCTTGCATTTCCGTACCTTCCTCTTGCCTGTTTGTTTTGCACGTAAAAAATAATAAGTTTGACAAATTAATATTTACGACTATGACAACGACATCAGTAACATCAAGAGAATTGACTGGCAACGGTTTCAAAAAAAGACGCGACAATTACAAGTTTTCACAGAACATCTACCAAGTGGAAGTGAACGGAGAAGACGGAGAATATCAACAGTATGAGATCATGGCAGACTCCAGTGCACAGGCTACGGAGATAGCTGAGCAACTCGCTTCTGACTCGATGGTAGACATCAGCTATATTCAAATAACGATAATGGGATAATCACATTTTGTATAACAAATAAATATTGGAATCATGAAAATTACAGAGCACAACGAAAAAGTTTTGGAAAAGTTCGCAACGATGATCATCACGAGAATGGAAGAGATGAAATCAGAACAGTGGAAAAAAGGATGGATAGGAAAGACCATCGGAGGTAGCCCCGTCAATATCGAGGGGCGCAATTATCAAGGGCATAACATCTTCTGGCTCATGCTCGATTGCGCGATGGGTCACTTCAACTACCCTATATATTGCACGCTTCGTCAAGCCAATAAGCTCGGTGCCCATGTCAACAAGGGCGCAAAGTCTATGCCTGTCATCTTCTGGGATCATTACGCCGTAACGCCCACCGGTCGCAAGCTGTCTATGGACGTTTACGATAACATGACTCCGGCGGAAAAACAGCAGTGCGGGTTAGTCCCGTTCCTGAAAAGCTACAACGTCTTTAATGTTGACCAGACCAACCTCGGAGAAAAACATCCGGAAAAGTTAGATAAGCTCAAGAGCATGTTCAAGGTCGATGTGCTTACCGACTCTGACGGGATGTACGACAATGCTGCTCTCGACGAACTTCTGAACCGTCAGGACTGGGTATGTCCTATACAGTTTGACGAACCTGCAGACGGAGCCTATTACAGTGCATCGTATGACAGGATAGTCATACCTACCAAGGCACAGTTCCGGATCGGAGAAACCGACGAAGAAATCTATACGGATGGACAGGAATATTATGCATCCCTCCTGCACGAGATGATCCACTCCACCGGTACGCCGGAGCGTCTCAACAGGACTATGGGCAAGAGATTCGGAGACGGTCTCTATGCCAAGGAAGAACTTGTCGCTGAACTCGGCGCTGCCCGTTGTGGTCAGGTACTCGGTTTTGACAAGCGAATACTCGACAACAACGCTGCCTACCTGGACAATTGGATCGCCGACTTCAAGAAGGAACCCAAGTATGTGCTGTCGCTCATGGGTGACGTTGACAAGGCCAGCCGGATGATCCTTGACAAACTCACCGCATGACCCCGTCCTCTTCCCAATTCAGCCCTGGGCCCAATGGCCCGGGGCTTTTTTATTGATGCTCCATTGACAGCACCTCCTTAGGCTAACGTGGGGCAAGCTTCACACCGCCTAATCCTATCCAGTCAAAGGATAAGAGGATAGTACCTTCTTTTACACAGCCAACCGATAATGCCATCGGTCCGCTGTGTACCGCGCATCGGCAATTGCCTGCGCTCCGTTCCTATCCTCACAAAAGTAAAAGTTCTTTACATATTCCGCTAAATTCTTTGTCGGCAATTGCCCAAGAAGCGTAGGGCGGTGGGGGGTGCTGTTGCACAAATTCCCGTTCTTTCAAAAAATCCAGATGCCAAATCGCTGATTTTCAGGCATGTGGATTTTTTGACCGTGGAAAAAAGGTCATAAAATGGAACAATAAAGCACCTCTTGCGACTTCCAGGGCATTGGAAGCCGCAAAAATGACCCTTGATTTCGCTATTATGTAGCGAAATCAAGGGGAAAGTGGTCAAACAATTCTTTTTTCTATGCTAAAAAATGGTCTGTTTCAGGTTTGATTTTTCCATTACATTTTCAAAAATAGCTCAAATGTTAAAAGATAGTATATGTAACAAAAAAGTTGCGGTATTATTTGTTTGTTTGCAACTTATTTGTTACTTTTGCATTGTCGTAAGACAAAGAGTTCTTTGATGCAATGAAGTATTATGATTTATTGAAAAGCCTGAAAAAAGCTGGATGCTTTATAATCAGGCATGGGGCGAGACACGACATCTGGTATAGTCCTGTTACGGGACTGTCGAGACCAGTGCCACGTCATGGAGCCAAGGAAGTTCCTACGGGACTTCTCAAATCTCTTGAAAAGGAACTGCTCGGGCATTAAGCCCGGGCAGCCTTTTACCAAAGTAAATCATCAGCGGATTTGCACAGGAACTCTTTTTGATTAAATTAAATTAAGATAACAGATATATGAAGGTTAAGCGACTGGCAATAGTTGAACGGGGAAAAGGTAAGCGTAATTTTTCGTGCTTCGCCCCTGAGGATGTAGGCAAATGCGGACTCTCAGGCTATGGTGCTACTGCTCGCGAAGCAATGGAGGACATCAAACTTACGGTGCAGGAATATAAGGAGATGGCAGCTGAGAAGGGCGAAGAGTTTCCTGATGTGGAGTTCGATTTCCGCTTTGATATAGGTGCGTTCTTCGATTACTATCCTCTCGATGCAACAGCTGTAGCAAAATATATTGGCATTAACGCTTCTGTGTTACGTCAGTATATTACTGCTCTCAGAGCGCCACGGCAGGCGCAGATTGATAAGATCCGTGAAGGGCTTTCCAGATTGGCAAACGATTTAGGCTCCGGGGTGATGATAAATCATCCTGTAACGTCCTACGTTCAATAAATCATATAAATTAAAGAACTCTGAGCCTCTGGTGCGTGAAGCATCGGAGGTTTTTTTTGTGAAAGAGGTTTATTATTCTCAATAATTTGCTATATTTGCATTAAATTATAGTCTAATGTCCACTTTAATATCTTATTATGAAGAAATTTAATTTTCCCCCAGCATTTATTACGATGGTCCTTTCATGTCAGTTCTTAGTCTCATGTAAGATTAATGATGATGACACAATGTCTATCACATGGTGGGGATGGCTTATTATTGTCGCCTTTATAGTACTTTTGGCAATAACAATAATTGATGGGAATAAGAAGAAAAAAAAGGCGGAAATAGAACTTTCTAAAAAAGGCTTGAAATTTTCTGATTTTAAGCGCTTGGGAATGTATGCAGGAGGGCATCCATCAATAGATGACAGCCGGGATAGTGTCTATGGAAAAAAAGAAGGATCTGATATTGTCCTATATACAGAAGACGTGCCTGACGCTTCTATGCCAGTTGAGATTAAAGGTAGCAATATACCGATTTGCAATATAACTGCTATACAGGTCGAAGATGCCAGCACTGTTGAGAAAAAAGTTACTTTGGGCAGAATGGTATTAGTAGGCATTTTCGCTTTAGCATGGAAGAAGAAAAAGAAGAACGAAATGGCATTTGTGAATATTGTATGGAAGAAAGGGAAATTTGAAAACGATACAACATTTATGTTCCAAGGGAAAGATGCTGCTCAAAAAGCAAATAAGGCAAGAAATGAACTGATTAAAATATGCGAAAAGTGAATCTAATATAAAATAGTGTTATTATGAAGAAAATTTTATTTGTTTTAGTAATGTCTTTGATATGTCTAACAATTCAGGCTAAGGATGAGCCGAGATACTGGGAAACACATGATCCTAATCCTGATTCGGTTATGACTGACTGCCAAGTTAAGGTGATTGATGGCGTGTATAATATTATTAGAGTTGATACTATTAAGGGACAATCAGCTCAATCTTTATACAATAAAGCCCTCGCTTGGATAGGAAGAACGTATAAGAATCCAGATAAGGTTATTAAATCACAAGTTTCTCCCTCCCAAATCATCTTTAATGGTCAATTAAAAGGGCCGCTAAATGGAACTGTTGAGCTACAATTCAAGGAAGGAAGATATAGAATGACTATTAATAATATTGTAATAATGGTCGAACCGGAATTGGTCAAGTATGTGCATCATAGTTCCTTTACTATCGAAGATAGAGGAGAATATAATTTAGCAGGAGGAGTAAGATCCCAAAAATGGTTATTACATGATCTATATACTTTTTTAAAGGGTATAAAACAAGATATGCACGGAAATAACAATGACGAGAATTGGTAATTCTTTAGGGGGCGAGAAATTTTCTCGCCTTTTCCTTTGCAGTTTCAGAAAGATTCCATATCTTTGCCACTGCTAACAAATAACGAAATCATTCGTTCCGTAGGACATCGGTCAATTGTCCAGCAAATTGCTTGGGCTTTTTTTATGCCCAAAATATAAAGTCATTGGCGGTTGCCATTCCGTAAATAAGATCAGTCCTCGGACGAAGTCGTTATTTGTTAGCAGCGGGATGTGCAGCCGCTTCTTTTGTCTCCGCACCGGGCGGATCCTGGTATGCTAACAAATAACGCAATATGGAAAATCAAAAATCCATCGAGTTCGAGGAGTATTCACATGCTCCGTCTCTGATTTCAGAGAAAATCAATGATGTGAAATCATCAGTCAACTCCTGGATACATTCCAAGTCAGAATTCTACAGCCGGATAGCCGATTATCCTGTAACATGGATCATGGCCATAAGGATAGGGATTGTCCTGCCGCTCCTGTTGGTCATCGCTGCCATTACGGTAGCTAAGGCCCCCGTGGTGGCTGTCATCTCCGGGTTAATCTCGGCATGGATTGTCTACCGGATCAACTAGAAAGGAGGAAATAATGGCAAAGATTGAAATGGCGAAAGAGGCTATTGAGGCAATTAATGATATACTCAATAAGGACCTCCTGGATAATTACATCGATCTCATCAATGTGGTCATGGATGATTATCTCTTCCAGATCCCAGATGGACAGGAAGAGGCGAAACAGATTCTGGATAATGTAGCATCACTACGCAATCTAGGTAAAATTCTTGAAAAATTAAAGAATAGTTTATGAAACATATTATCGTATCGGTTGGCGATGACAACAGGGACGAACAGGTACGGCTTCTTGAAGCCTATCTGATGAGTCGTCGTCCTCTTCCAGGGAAATCGGAAGCAGGAAACGAACTGCAGGAAGAGGATAAATCCACTTTAGATATTGTCGATGATTTGAAAGACATGATGGATCTGGATCCGAAAATCGTATCCGACTACATGAAAAAATGCGGGTACGGATATACGACTTCGGAGGACGGGAAAATCAAATGGGCAATTTGGCGAAATTACCAGTTCCCCGAATAAAATGAGAGCAGCACCTTTTTTGAGGTGCTGCTTTTTTTGTTGTATTTTTGAAGAAATTATATCCCTGTTATCTTTGTTCCTGTAATATTCTGAGCAATGATAACAATTAATAGCACTTTGTCTGGTAAGTACTTCTCCTGCACAATTCCCGATGTGGTCTTTACCATAGATGGGTACCGCGCTGCGGTCACCATCACCGTGGACGGTACGGAGATCTATTCGGAGTACCTGTACCCGGTGGACGGGAAAATCACCCTGTCGGACCTCGGTGACCTGCTCACCCCCTACGCCCGGCAGTCACTGGTCATAGACGTGGCTATCGGCATTAAGGAGGAATATGAAAGTGACAGCACTACGAATGAGAACAGTTGCGAGGCAACGGTCATCTACTGCCAGGCGGACATTGATGACTCGGCAGAGGATTTTCTAAAAAACCACTACCTGAGTATCCTCATGGGGACGAAAGTCACCGCGCCGGGAAGACTGGAATATCTCCACTATCTCGGTACGGACAGTGCCGTGGCCACTGCCTATTATTCTGACGGGACGACCGCAACGTTCACGCCCCCTACCGTCGGGGGGAATGACAAATATACAACCATTGACGTTTCGCCCGATCGGTTCCTCACATCGGGCAAGACGATGACCTATTACATCGTCACCGCCGGGAGCCGTAGCCAGGAATTTACGATTGACTTTGACGAGCCTGACTGCGCCCCGATCCTGATCTTCGACAACTCCTTCGGCTGCGAGGAGCTGTGCTACTGTACGGGGACTCATACCGTGTCTCCGTCCTATACGCGGTCCTCTACCTACGTTAAAGGCATCCTCAAAAACTACAAGATCGAGGAAACGCGCACCTTCAAGGGAGATACCGGTGTACTCAATGTCCCCATGGCCAACTGGCTGGATGACCTGTTCCGCTCGCCGTATGTACGGCTCGTCAACATCTACGAAGGCACACCAAATATCGGCAAGGAAGTCGTGATTACGGAGTCCAAATCGGAATATACCAACGAGGATGACGTACTTCCACGCTTCACTTTCTCCTATCAATATGCACAACGGGTGCACAACGTCGTAGACCTGCAGCGGGCGGGGAGGATATTTGACAACACATTCGATCATACATTCAATTGATATGGAGAAAAAGACACGATATGCCATGCATTTCAACGAAATGCTACACTTGCTTGCCATTGCTGAGGAGCATCGTCAGACCCTCAACATCAAGGCCTGGCGGTCAGACGGGGAAATCATTGAATACAAAGGGTGGCTTGTTCACCACGACTACTGGAGAGGCGGTTATGTGAAACTTCGGAATCCTGTCAGCAGACAGATCCGGCAAATCCCGGAAATATTCATCTTTGAAATCAATAATCATCAAGTATATCTATGAACAAGAAATATGAACTATTGCCCACGGGCAAGAACCAGGATTCTACCCGTTACCGGATCGTCCCGGTCGGGATCGGCAGCAGCACTGCAAAGGATTCCCTGGTAACGGAATACGGACAAGATACCCACGAGATTTTCGAAGATGGGAACAAACAATATGGTACAACGACCAGTGTCGGACTTTCCATTGACGGCAAAGATTATAAATATATCTGTTTCGGGGCCAATGACTTGTTGCCGTTCAAGATCCGAGATCAGTTGATGAGGAACATGGTCACGTCACAGTGCCAGGCGTTCAATATCATGTGCTGTTACGGACAGGGCGTACGGTTCGTGGACCGAAAGACCAAGCAGGATGTTGATGATCCGGAAATTCTCAATTTCTGCCTGTCGAATTCCCTGCAGGAGGCCTTCATGGAGCAGGCAACGGATATGAAGTTCTTCTTTTTCTCCGTTACCGTCATCATCCTGTCAAGGGATGGCAGCAAAATTGTCAAGGTCCGCAACAAGGATGCGATGTTCTGCCGGTTCGAGGACGCTACGACCACGGATTCCGGTAAAATCGAACATGTCTTCTTCGGAGACTGTCGGTACGGCAACAGGAGCGAACAGGATATTGAGGTCATTCCTCTGTTGGATTACTGGGACCCCCTTGGGGATCTCAATATCCGGATGGGAAAGGCTCCTGATCCCATGACCGGAAGAAAACGGGATGCAAAAAAGTGCAAGGACCGGAAATTTGCCATACTCTGCCGGATGGCAACTCCGGGATGCCAGTATTACCCCGTACCCTATTACACGTCTGTTTTTCGAGATTCATGGATGGACATCTACCGCCTGATAGGTATCGGCAAGCGGTATATGATCAAGAATACCTCCGCTCCGCGGGTACAGATCGAAATCCACAGCGATTATTGGGATAATCTCTGCGACAACGAGAATATCACGGATCCGGAGAAAAGAAAAGAACGGATCGAAAAGGAAAAGCAGAATATCATCGAGTTCGTCACGGGCGTGGAAAATGCGGGGAAAGCCCTGATATCAGGCTACTATGTTGACCCCAACGGTAAAGAAAACAGGATGGTCCGTATCAACACGCTCAATGACCCGTCGAAGAAAGAAGGGGGAAATTGGGCAGATGATCTCGTTGAAGCCAGCAATGCACTGTGCTTTGCTTTCGGAGTTCATCCCAACCTTGTGGGTGCCACTCCGGGAAAAAGCCAGATGAATAATTCAGGATCAGACAAACGGGAACTTTTTACGCTCAAGCAGGCCATCGAAAAGCCTTTCCATGACGTAATGAGCAAACCCTACCATGTCATCCTGCACTACAACGGTTGGGCGAAAAAAGCCACCGTTGACGTGCCGATGATCACGCTGACGACGCTCGATAAGAATACGGACGCGCACACGGTCAGCGGAAATGCCAACGCAAATACCGAAGAATATGGACATAACGAAAATCAGTAAGGATGAGTTTGAATCGGCCCTCCCCGTGGGTATGAGTGCCCACGATCAGATTTATAGTATGATTTTGCCGGGACTGACGGCACATCTGGAAGAGGTCCGCACGTCAATCCTCGGGAGTGCCGGGGAAACTGCAGTGATGAATGCGGAAGAGAATGACCCATTGGCTGTCAATTTCCGGAAGGACGTGGTCTATGCTGCCTTCCTGAACATTATAAGACAGTTGGATACCGTCCTTACTCCAACAGGCTTCGGCGTGGTGAGCAACGATAACATATCTCCTGCCAGTCAGAACAGAGTGGACGCACTGGAGGCTTCCCTTCGTACCCTGGAACTCAAGTCCAGAGGCAGGTTACTGCGACTGCTCCGCTCCGACAGTTGGGGAGTAACGGAACAGGCCCGGAACAATATTCCGTATCTCTATGACTTGTATTATTTCTTTCTCGAGTCACCCAATTCTCGGTCGGCGGAAGACTGGAAAATCATGGTACCGCTCATTTCGGAGGCCGACGAGATGCTCCGGTCGATGATTTCGGACGCACAGATGGACGAACTGCTTTCCGCCTTCCGCTGCGGATCCGTATCGAAACTGACTCAATACAGTGAAGTCATACACGAGATACGGACTATCACCGAGTCCAAGGATAATCCGGGACTTGTACGGACATCCGTGCGCCGTCTATTCAATGACCTGGAGGCGGACGGAACGACCTTCTTCTTATATCTCGCATCAACGCAATATCAATCACGACACAATGAAAATTATCAGAACGATAAGGATTCACCGGCCTTCTTTTTCGGAGGATAACAAGGTATTGGCCCTGACTGCTCCACGGTCATGGAAGGATCTCAACCAGGACCAGTTGCACTACGTCCTTACCCTGCTGTCCACTTTCGAGGACCATACGGTCGTCAAGACCTATATGTTCGTACGGTTCACCGGCCTCCATATCGTCCGCAAGGATCGCTACGGATGGAAGTGCTTCATCCGGCAGAGATGGGGCCGGAGACGATTTCTTACCATACAGGCCTGGCAGGTGGAATCACTGCTCGGCCAATTCTCATACGTCGACTCCTACGAGGACATGGGTGTTAGGTTGGATGACATCCGTGGACTCCGGGCGGTCGACGTTCTTCTGCACGGAGTCCGGTTTGTGGACTATCTCAATATGGAAAAATACTATCAGGCCTATAGCATCCATAAGGAGGACCGTTTCCTGAGCAGTCTCGCCCTGCTCCTCTACCGTCGTAAGGACGGGAGCACGGCGGACAGGATCCACATGGACCGTGCCCAACTGCTGGGCACCTTCCTGTGGTATTCGTACATCAAGAGCGAGTTCGGCAGGGCCTTCCCGCACTTTTTCCGGAAAATCCCCCCTAAGTCCGTAGCCTCGTTTGACTTCCTCGCCTCGATGAACGCCCAGATACGGGCGCTCACGGACGGGGACGTGACCAAGGAGGACCTGATCTTCAATTCTGACTGCTGGCGAGCTCTCACCGAATTGGATGCCAAGGCCCGGGAAGCGGAGGAGTTCAACGCTAAATACAATAAATAATGGCAGCGGAAAGTACCTTCAACGCCCAGGCCTATTTCAAGGCCCTGGCGGAAAAAAACAAGTTGGCTATCGACAATGACTTCAAGGTGGGCTATTGTTCGGGGCCGGATGGAATCAACGATGTTCTGCAGGAGTTCCGGACAACGAAGAACTTCATCCTGATCGATGATACGACATCGCAAAATACGTACAGTCACGGCGTGACGTTCTTCGACCGCAACGTCTATACCATATTCATTCTCGCCGGCTACCGTATCGACGACATGGAAGACCGTCAGGAGAAACTGGAGCTGTGCCGTCGGATATTCCGACAGTTCCACTCCCGGCTGATCCGGGACCAGGCAAGTCTTGCCTACGGCAATCAGCTGTCGTACCTGGATGTGCAGAGTGTGCTGTCAAGGGAGTTCCCGCGCTATTCACTTAACGGGGTGACCGGTCTTCTCATGATGGTCAACAATGAGGAGCCGGTAGATCTTACCTATGATGATAATGACTGGATCAAGTAACTATACGGCCAAGTCCCAGGAAGATATAGATGCCTACAACAGGGGATGGGCACGGTTCCTAGTCGATATTCTGCAGGAACAGGTAGACCGTCTGCAGGTCAATGATACCCGTACCCTGCGGGCGAGTATCATGGATGTGACGAAAGGTGCCGAAACGCTGGAGCACCGTTTCCTTATCTACGGTGTCTATGTCGCAGCGGGCGTAGGCAAGGGCTATAGCCATGGCAACGGAGGCAACCTGCTGTTTCTCGGAGATAGCTACCGTTCGGCTAATGGCTATGGCAGCCGGCAGGTAGGAGCCGGACTGTCCTCTCATGCAATGTTGGGCAAGTTTGAGCATATCACGGTCAGGCATGGCCGTAACAAGGGGAAAACTGCCGCCCTTACCCGTGGAAAAAGACAGCGGGAAGACTGGTTCATGAAGAAATACTATTACCAACTGCAACGGCTGAACGAAAAAAATGCACTGATGTACGGCCAGGCCTATCAGGGGATGGTCTCTACATTCCTCGAAGGACTGTTTGCCAAGGTGGGCAGCGAGAACAGAATCCGCTCCAACAGGTTTTGAGTATTTTTAAGACAGGAAAGCCGGAAATATCTTTGCTCCTGTAAAAGTTATGGCAACGACAACAACTATAGATTCTCTGCAGTCGCTTTTCACCGCCATCAGGGACGAGCGACGGACTTATGCCAATACGGCCACACGTATCGGCAATGCCTTTCTGTCGTTGTCATCATACCTGGAGAGTGCTCCGTATCTCCGCAAGGACCGTGAGGATACTGACCCCTATCTGCTGAACCTCCTCAAAGGATGTGTCATCGGGGAATCCGAAAACGTGCAGCTCAATCCGGACGGATCGATCACCTGCGGATCAATAAAGGTCAACGGGTCCGCTATCTTTGACGAGGTGGTTATGAACAGGCAGAATATCCTTGACGGAGATACGATCTTCGCCTCTCACGGTATCATCGAGTCTGTGGAACATACCGATCTCAATCAATATGTACTGACCTTCCGGAAGGAGTATGACAATGACCGCATTACCTTCAAGGTCAACGATATTATCAAGAGCAAGATCAACAATCTCGACTCAGGACATACCTACTATACCTTCTGGCTCCGGATAGACTCCATCGACCTCGAAAACAACAAGGCTACCTGTACGCTCTATGATGACGATGACGTGGATGGCGGAAAGAACTATCCTCCAGTAGCCGGGGCGTATGTATGGAGATGGGGCAACACGGTTGACACGTCACGGCAAAGCTGCTGGTATGTCTCGAGCAACGAAGGCAGATGGCTTTTTCTGACGGGTGTCAACAAACCCATCCTGGATGACAGTGCGGAAGGTTCCAACTATGCCGCATTCATCGGCCTGCCCCCGAATATACAGGCTATACGGAAGTTGCTTGACGACGGCGTGATCTCATCCGATCAGCCGTATCTGTACTTCCGGGGTATCATCGTACAGGACGTGATACGTCTGGACTATCTCGGTAATCCGGTCTACTCCATCCGGGAGTGGAAGGTTTACGACGCTACCAAGACCTATTACCGGGGCTATGATGCCACGGCAAAGGGATATTACGAAGACAGGATATGGCATGGGGGATGCCTGTGGGCCTGTTCCGTCTCCTCCTGCACGGGATCGGAGCCGCGCTTCAACAACGCCGACTGGACCTGCCTTATCGGAGGCGGGAACATGTCGCTGCAGATCGTCTCCTCGAAAGGAGATGCCTTCCGCGTCGGCTCTGACTGGACCACTGACCTGGTGGCCACCCTGTACAATGCGGAGATGGAAATCACGGAAGCGGAAATCGGAATCGGCAACATCACTTGGCTGCGGGTATCTGATGATGCGAACGGTGACACGGCCTGGAATATCCAACATCCCACGGGGTCCGTGGGAATGACACTCACCGTAGACTCCACAGTGGATATACCGTCACCCTGGAACTCCGGTACGTCGGTGGGGTTCCGCTGCGTCGTCACGCTCCCCGACGGTAATTCTGTAGAAAACAGTTATACGATAAATAATTAGCCCTATGAAGATGCAGACTAACGGCGGCTATACCGTCCACTCGCCACTGTCTTTCCTGTTCCAAATGCTGGAGCTGGGAGGCAGCTATATTCAGAAATTCAATACGATTTCAGGGGAATATAGCCCTGACAGGAATATCACTCCCTATCTGCTCAAGCCAAGTCTCGTGATAACGGATCCGGACGGGATCCTCCCCACTGGGGACTATGCAGCCTACCTGGTCAACGTGTCATGGACCGTTACCTCCGTCATCGACGGGGTCTCTGAAAAATTAACTACAGGATTTACCGTAGATAGCTCCACACATGCGCTCACGCTCTCCCATAATGTGGCGGTCAACGAACTCCTTAGAGTGACATTCTCGGCCGACTATCTGGACAAGACGAGATCTAGGACATCTCACTTCACATGGTCGAAAGACATTACAACACAAAGCGAAACCGAATATAATCTCAGCCTGGAACTCGACTGTCCGTCCAAGCTCAATTTATCCCCCTTCAAATACCGTGGAACGGTACCTATAACGGCCACGCTCAAGAATGGGGACGAAGAGCTTTCGGAAAGTCTGTGTACATACGTCTGGAAAAAATTTGACGAGGACAGCAGCACATGGGTAGACATTGACGACGATGATCTCTGGTACGTATCCGGAAAGAACACGAAAATGCTTACCGTGCAACAGGACTATCTGCAGCACGTGATCGTAAAAGTCACTGCCTACCCGACAGAGAACAGCAACCTATCGAAGTCGAAGACAGTCCTGCTCCGGAGATGGTACGGGAATTATTCCCCCGAAGTGGATTTTGCCCTGGGAAAATATATTACGCCTGATACTACGGACATTATGATCGATGTTACGGTTACGAACAGACAGGGAGTAATTACAGACCCGCAGAATTATTTTTCTATAGAAATCTTCTATAAGGAAAACAACGAGTCGGATTTTGTTTCCGTAGGATATGGTCCGGAAGTGAGGTTTGCCAGGGACTCCGCTGTAGACGACCACCAATGTGGTCATCTGACTCGGGAACTCTCAGCCTTCATGCCGTTGGAGCTCCCTGACGGGTCTCTGTTGACGGACGAGGATGACAACCTCCTCGTGGCACAGTTCCCGACATCGGAGAGGGAAGTGGACTAATATGTTGATAAAAATGAAATACTATCTGATTCCGGCCGAACTGGCCGACGCATTGAACATCCGGGAATTCCGGAAAGGGAATACCGGAACAGGCTACATCGTTACGCAAGGCGATCTGGCAGTAATAGGAGTAGACTCCGCACTCGCTGACGGAGCCAGAGAGGTTACAGCCAAGGAAGCCAAGGAAATCATTAAAAGCATTAAATCATGAGCAACAGCTATTCTGCCATCAAAAGGCTATATGCCTATGAGGATGGTGATACAATCACCCCGGCCATGGGCGTAAGTATTGACACAGGCTACGGTCTGGTCCAGTATTGGAACCCGACGACGAAAGCGGTTGTCAATACGGATTTTTCAGTCCATAATGCTACTTTGTATCCACAGCCCTATTCGTCGCAGAAAGGGGCTATTGTCATTCCGGAGACAGAGGGACAGCAATGGTATTACAACAATATCAGCGATGAGGGGGCTATCCTTGAAAACGGAGCCGTCAAGAGCAAATTTGCAGACAGGTTTTCCATCGGTACGAAACAGGTCAACGGCAAGACGTTCCCCTGTCTGGTCATCATCGGGAATCTTGCCACGGAGGATGACCATACGGATAAATATATCTACTACAGCAGCACATACGATGGCAAGGCATTCACTTGCCAGCAACTGATTCCGATTCAGAGTTCAGTCGGTGACGCCTATTCCGTCCTGATCTCCATTGAGGGAGAGGATGGTTCCGGAGACAATGTCCTTTCTAATGACAACGACTGGGTAAAGGCCACTGCCAACCTGCAGCTGGTTGGCCAAAACGTGACAGGCGCAATGAGCATCGTCTTCCAGAAATTGGTCGGATCAACATGGCAGGACATCAGTAACGTCTCCGGTCTTTCGGAAATAGGTACCAACACTTGCAAGCTGTACAATGCAGCCGTGGAAGGCGTGGAGATGATCCGGGCGAAAATCACGTACGGAGGTAAGGACTATTACGGCTTTTACGAAGTCTCGGACGTGCATGATCCGTACTATATCGATGTCGGATGCAACATCGCCGGTGATGCGGTCAAGTCTGGAGAAACGGCTACTTTCACCCCTGTCGTATATGACCGCAGTTCGGGAGAGGTGAGCACGGGGTGGACATTTACGTATACTCTTACCAAGAAGACAGACGGATCTGTCATTACGGATTTTGATGAAACCGCTCTGACTTATGATAATATTAAATCAGTTGGTGGAGTAATTGTAAGAATTGAAGCGACGAAGTCATGACCAAAATAACGGGTATAAAGGAACTGATCTCTGCCCCAGAAGATGCTACATCTTATTACATGGTTGCCGAGACAACGAGCATATCCACGGAGGATGGACAGGCCTCTTCCCAGGATAGTTTCTATGTCTATGGATTTAGTATTACTGGATCCAACTCACCGGCAAGTGCTAACAACAGTTACAAGATTACCTATCAATATGCAGACTCGTCAAAAAATGAATCAGCTACAGGTTCATTGCCATTGCTGGTGGTCCCGACACAACTCAGCAGTAAGATAGCTGCTGGTCTGCAGAATATACATATCGATATGTACGACCCTGACGAAACTAATGTCGTAGCGGTACTTGGTATTCCCCTTATTAGAAAAGGAGATAAAGGAGATCCCGGTAAAACGGGTGATTCAGGACCATTCACATATTATGCTGGCTCCTGGAATGATACAACACAATATACCAGATCAGGAGAACGATTTCCTATCGTATCTCATAATGATTCCTTATGGTATCCTGGAAAAGAAGGGAGCAATACCGGAGAAGAACCTTCTGCATCATCAACCTTTTGGCATCTTCTTACAGCTGATGAAATAGTCTTTGCCAAAATTTTAATGGCTGAATTCGGAAAATTGGCAAGTGCCGTCTTTTCGGGAGATTATATGTATTCACAGCAGGGAACAGTAAATCAAGAGAATTCAGAAGATTTTAAAAAATTCGACAAGGATGATCCTGAAGGAGAAAACTCAGGAAATTTCTCACCTAATTTCTACATCAATTTTTTAACTGGAAAAATATTTGCTAAAATTGGTTATTTTGCAGGTGGATTAATAACAAAATTCTTAAACATTGCTAATAGTGATGCAGTGCAACAGGATGATGGAAGTTATTTGATTAACAGTAATTTAAATATAGAAGCAACAGGTAATTCAGGGAGTGGTTACACAATATTACTCCCGAAAGATAAATCATTTATAGGAGCACACATATACATATTCAATAATTCCTTTGGTCCTTATACACGAGCGGTAGAAGCAAATTGGTATAATACAAATGTAAAACCACAATATGGCACAATAGCATGTAATTTTGAGGGGACGTATGATTCGACAACTACCACTGGAGTATCAACATTCACTTTCAGAGGTGGCATCTTGTATCTGATAGGCGTGCCGGATGAATACTCTGAATATTGTAGATGGGCAATTGTAAGCGATAATGTAATATATAAAACAAAATTATATTAATCAATAAAAGATATTTAAATATGACAAAAGCAACGACAAAAATATTAGATCTTGAACCTTTCGATAACATAGGTGCAGAATCTGGAATTCGGATGATGGGATATAGTAAAACGGGCAATAAAATAGGATATGTTCCCATAAGTTCTTTACTGAGTACGAAAATCATTGCAGGAGTTCGATGGCTGATCGGAAATAGTTCTCCAGAAGGTGAGCCTTATGGAGATATGGAATTTCTAAGAAGTCTCGCATCTGTCTTAGGACTCGGCGGCTATCTCGTGCAGAATGACCACAGTCGGAAAAAATTGTCGGCATCGACCCATTACAAATTGGAAAATGGTACCGCTGCAGCATTGGACGGTACAATGGGGCATTATCAATGGGGCTGGAATGTGCCATTTTATTATGCTAAATGGGCCGATGGGACCTATAATTACGAAGGGGTATCAACATCTCCAATCAGCGGAGCCTGGAATTATAAAATTCCCGTAGCATCTATGTCTGCAGCGGGAGCTGCTGCCATTGACCGTACTAACAAGATACTTGTTAGTTACTGTAATCGTAACGTACAATATCGTGGAGGAACTAATAATGCAGACTTGGATGTTGATTGGAATACTCAATTAGGCAAACCTGTTGTCAATATCAACAGTGATTCGTATCAGACCTATGCAGAGAAAAACGGCGCACGCTGGGGTGCATCAATGTATATGATGACATTTATCGTTGGTGCATTGATGCGAATTATTTTTCATAACCGCAACGGACAGGCCGGATATAATGCAACCTTAACATCAGATGGACTTCACCAGGGAGGTCTGGGTATGGGTGTCGATAACATGAACTCTACATTTACATATTGGCCGGTATGCGATATAGATGCACTGGCCGATAAGGGGGATGCCCTGGGCGTGTACGAATGGGATGTAGCCAACGGGGAGAATACCGTAGCCGTGAAAAATATCCCTGTTTTCTATGGCTTGAAGAATTTCTATCATTATCTTTGGCATATCCAGCACGGAGTCATTCTGAGCAATAACAGTGATACGTCAAAAGACGTATACATCAAAAAAATATGGACTGGAGATTCCATACCTTTGGAAACCTTGACTGGAATGGAAAAAATCGGGACGATACCAGCATCCAACAATGGTTGGAATTATCCATCTGACCTTAATCTCGAACATCTGTGCTTATACCCATTAGCCTTTGGAGGAAGTACAGCTACTAACTATTCTGACGGATTCTACGGTGATGGTGCTATATCCGGTCTTCGGGCCCTTGCTGCTCTCGACACTGCGGGCGATGGCGCCGCGGCTGGCCCTTGTGCCCTCGCGGGTGACAGTGTGCCCTCGCTTGCCGATGAGTCCTGCGGGGCGTTCCTCTGCGAAGCTGCGGAGGACTGGGACACGACTCCGTTCTGGGTGGCCTGAGTAAACTAGGCGCGTCAGCGCCTCCGCCCGTAGGGCGGTCGCTTTTTTTTTGTAAAAAACAAAGCTGATTTTTGTGTTAATTAACTAAAATTATGTACTTTTGCAAAGTTCATTATGGACGGGTAGAATCCCTTGCCCCCGGTCTTCGGGCCCTTACTGCTCTCGACAATGCGAACGATGGCGCCGAAGCTGGCCCTTGTGCCCTCACGGGTAACAATGTGCCCTCGAATGCCAATGAGAACTACGGGGCGTTCCTCAACTATATGCACGAGATAGGGATGAGCCTCCCCCAATGGGGAAACATATCGAAAGATGACAGAGAGCTTGGTAACAGTTGTGAAAAGCATACCTGTCGAAAAAAAATAGCAGAAATCCAATATGATGCTCACAATACCATGAGGAGAATACGTGACAGAAAAGAGAATGAGACATCTGATAATTTACTCCAGGCCTATGAAAATTTTTCAAAAGGCAAAGAAAAAAGACACAATATCAAAGCTTTTGAAAAAGATCTGGATAAAAATTTATCCAATATTATCAAAGAGATTTCCAATGAAAATTGGGAACCGTCAGGTTATAAGAGGAAAGTTATCTTCGAAAAGAAAAAAAGAATCCTTGCTAAAGCACCTATTCATGACCATGTTTTAGAAGCAGCAGAAATCCTTCCTTACGAACGTCAGTTATACGATTACATATCGTGGAAAGCCCCCGCGGTAAGGCCGAATATGGGAACCCATGCGCTATTGCGCTTTATCCGTAACGACCTATATAAGTCATCGCAGAACGAAATGATGTACAATCTGTCCATGGATGCACACCATTATTTTCCACTAATGGATCATCAAATCTTAAAAGATAAACTCGACCATAAGGTAAAGCCCGGGAAGTTCCGCCGGTTCCTCGATAAGGTAGTGGACAGTTACCTGCAGGGGGTTCCATTGGGTATCAAAATCGCACAGATATTCGGGCAGGTCTATCTTGCCGACTTCGACCGTATGGCTGAACGGTTTTTCGACATCGGAAAGGATCCGGAAAAACTGTCCTATTGGACATCAATATATATTACTGATAAAATTGCCACGGCTATTACTCCTGATGATGAGATACTGATCTCCAAAGGGACGCAGTTCCTTGCCGACAGGTTCCGCTATTTCGTCAAACAAGGACTCCGACACTATTACCGGTTTGTCGACAACATGGTCTTTTTCCATGAGGACAAAACCGTTCTACATATTGTGGCGGAAACTTCCGTTGCGATCCTCGCACGGGACTATCATATTACGATCAACGGAGACTATAACGTGCGGCCCACATGGATGGGGCTTCGTCTGGTAGGGTACCAATTCTATCACGACCGGACGATGCTAGGAAAGAAAAACAAAAAAGAACTTTGCAGACATGTGGCAGAACTGCGGAAAAAAGGACTGACGGAGGAGCAGATAAGAATCCGACAGGCATCCCGCTTCGGCTACGCTAAACACGCAAATACAATTCATCTTATAAAGTCAATCGGTATGGAAAAATCGCTTGGAAAAATTATTAAAAAACATCGTATCCATGCGCCCTTCGACGGCATGGATAGTGAACAAAAAGTAAAATTTTCTTCAATATGTAAGTATTTGAGGGAAAGCACAACTGGATGGAATAAAAAAATTTTATTGGAGGACTATAATATCTTGGACTCTAAGATAAACAAGAAACAAGTAACAGTCAATGTGCAAGATTCTTCAGGAACTCTCAGAGATGTGCCAAAAGTTGTACCGGGAAAGGCCCTTGCAATCAGGTTTAAGAAAATTCTAAAGACAGAAGAAAAAGAGGACTCATACGGAAATGTCACTGAAACATACGCTTTCGAGAAGAAAAGGGACAAGGATGGTAATCCTACTCTCCTTGACGCAGAATATTACGCCTATACAGGATCTAGAATTCTTATAGATCAGGCCACACATGATTTTTCCAGGGAGGATCTCCCTTGCCCTACTGTCATCCAACAGTTTGAGGGCAAGAACGGCCAGGATTTTTTCAAATTCACCTAAAAATAAAATAGTATGAACACAGTAGTATATCGGGAGAAACGGACATATAAGAAGTACGACTCCACACACATCATCGGTTATCTTAACGAGACGATTCTGGATAAGTATCAGCCGAAAGCGGATGACTCCGGAACTCAGACGGAACCTTATACAGGGTATCAGTATTCCGGTCCAGAAGTGGATGGAGGCACAATCATGCCTTGTACGGACACTAATAGCAGGGACGATCTGGTCAATGCGGTCATCAGATCGAAATACGGAGAATCCGAAGAATTCGCCGTCCAACGACATCATCAGACGGACTCGGAAGCCTACGCCGACGAATGGACGACGTATACTGCCTGGTGTGAGAATGCAAAAAATATAGTTGACGAGTGGCTGAAAGCCTGACAGTCTTCTTTTCTCGTTAATACGCCATCATCCAAAAGGGTGATGGCGTATTTTTATGTCATAAACGATTCTCTATATTTGTGCCTGAATAAAAATATAGGCATGAAAGCAAATACTAAAGAATGGATACAATATGGATCTGCGGTAGTTATGCTTTTTAGTGGCATTTTACTGACTTTCCTGTGTTTTTTCCTAAATCACTACAAGGTGGATGACAGCGTCCTGTGGTACGTGGCACAGACGCTCGTTTATGCCGGGAGTATCTTCGGTGTTTCGGTCTATATACGGTCGAAAATGGGCGATATTAAGAGTTTTATCGAAGATAAAGTAACTAAAAATGAAGACGATGATGAAAAAAAGTAGAGGTCTCCGAAATTATAATCCGGGGAATATCCGCATCTCACGGATAACGAAATTCAAGGGTGAACGTCGTCCGTCCCAGGACAAAGCGTTCAAGCAGTTCACGTCGATGACCTATGGCTATCGGGCTATGTTCGTGATTGTCCGTACTTACTACAACAAATACGGACTGAATACAATCCGGAAAATCATTACCAGATGGGCTCCTTCAACGGAAAATGATACAGCCAACTATATCTCGAAAGTGTCGCAATGGAGTGGCATAGGTCCTGATGCTACCTTGGAACTGTCAAGCAAGGCGATGATGTGTGCAGTAGTCGCTGCCATGTCCCGAATTGAAAACGGGGTACAGGCAGACATGAAAGAGGTCCGGAGCGGGTATGATCTTTTATAATATCAACAAATACCAATTATGAAAAAGTTTTTTGCCAAAATCAAGGCGCTCTTCAACAAACTCACCAACTGGTTTGCCGGAGTGCTGCAGGAAAATGATGAATTTGTCAAGGTCTATGCGCCATTGGCTGTGAACATCCTCAACTTCATCAAAGAGTACAACGGATCTGCAATTGTATCCGCCCTGAAATCATGGGTAGTAACGCTTGGCGGAACCTACGCGAAAATCGGTGTAGAACTCGTAGACACAATTTTTACCGATGACAACATGAACCGTGCCATCGCTGCGCTCAATATCTCCTACGATGCCGCATCCACGCCGAATGTGGCGGAAAAATTGAAACTCATACTCGATTATGCCCGGCAACTGGAGACAGACCAGAGGGCTATCGCATGGACGGAGCTGTCAGCCATGATTGCCGCGTCGCTCACGGACGGAAAACTCTCTTGGCAGGAGGTGTACAGCATAGTCAAGGCCATCTATGACACGAAAGCCAATCTATAAATGGAAGTCAGAATCAGAGAAGAAGGAGGCGGAAAGCAATGGCCTGCAGTAATCCTGCTGGTGCTATTGCTTTCCGCCCTTTTCTATAAGGGGGCCATCGAACTGTCGTCAAGGGGACAGCAGATCGACAGACTGAAAAACGAACTGGCTCATGTGCAGATAGCTCAGCCCATTCGCGTGGACACTATCAGGGACTCCGTCCTGGTGGTGTCCGCACCTGTGGACGAAGTAAGCAGGTCCTCATACAAGAAGACTGCAGACCGGACTTTCCTCAAAGACCTGGACCTGACAGCGGGAACGGTGCGTGACCAGTCCATGACGGTATCATCGGTTTCCGATTCGGTACAACTGGAAAAAGTCTCTCCGGACCGGTACGATTACAGGGACCATTGGGCGGAGTTCCACCTGTCCCTGCGGGATTCCTCCCTACGCTATTCCGTACGGGATTCAGTCACGACTATCCTGTACAAGGAATATCGGCATAGGTTCCTCTGGTGGAGATGGGGCGTGAAAAGTTACAGAGTGAAGATCGTCAACTTCAACCCTCACTCAAAGATTGAATATCAGCAAAATATCACCGTAGACTAATGGCAAATACCCAGGAATTTACGACCATCATCCGGCTCAACGATTCGGAGGCAAAGAACAGTCTCCAGGAGCTGAAAAGAAAGGTGGAAGACCTTACCGCTGCCCGCGATAAGGCTATCGCAGCCAAGGCTGACAGTAACTTTATCAAAGACATCAACAAGGACCTGAAAGCTGCTCGTGCAGAACTCAGGTCGTACGATACGAATGTCCGGAAGACCATTGATACGGTCAACAACCTGTCGGAAGCTACCCTCGGGGACGTGGAGAAGGCCATGAGGGCAGTTCGGACGGAAATGAAGAAAACTTCTGATCCGGACGATTTCCGCCGGCTGAACAATATCCTCGAACAATGCAAGGACAGGGTTGATGAGATCAAGGGAGCGGTAAGTGCTTCCAATGAGGAAATCCGGAAGATGGTCAATGATGCGCAGCTCGCGGCCAATGTGGTGGGAAATATCAACGGTTCATCGGTCAACGACCTCAAGTCGGCACAGTCGACAATTGAGAGTCGCATGGCCGGACTCAGCCCGTCATCGACAGCCTACGCACGGCAGAACGAGGACCTGTTGAAAATCAAGGCCCGCCTGGCGGAGATAGCCGAAAAACAAAGGGTGGTCAATACGGTCATCGAACAGTATAACAACGAACTTGAAAAAGCCGGACAGGAGTCACGGACAGTGGCCAGCAATACGGAACTGGTCAACAGGACATTGAAGTCCCTCGACCGGTCATCGGTAAGGGACCTGGAATATTCTCTGAAAATCGTCAACGAACAGTTGCGGGGCATGGACCGGGGAACGGAAGAGTTCCGCCAGATGACCCGCCAGTCAAGGAGACTGCAAGCACAACTCCAGGCAGTCCGCACGGAAGGAGCGGCACAGCAGTCGTGGATCGGAAAGGCTGCGGACGAATTCAACCGGATGCAGGCTATGGCCATGACTGCCATTGCTGCCATTACGGGGCTGTCACTTACCATCCGCAAGTGTGTGGAGGATTTTGCCAAAATGGAAGATGTGATGGCTAACGTCCGGAAATACACGGGACAGACGGACACACAGGTCCGCCAGATGAATGAGGATTTCAAGCAGATGGATACGCGCACCTCTCGGGAACAGCTCAATGATCTTGCAGGTGCTGCCGGAAGGCTGGGTATTACCAGTACGCAAATGGTAGAAGAGTTTGTGGATGGAGCTGATAAAATCAATGTGGCTTTAGGAGATGACCTCGGAGAAGGAGCGGTTGAAAAAATCGGTAAGCTCGCTCAAATGTTTGGTGAGGATAAGACTAAAGGACTCCGGGGAGCAATGTATGCGACAGGTTCAGCGGTCAACGAACTGGCACAGAATTCTTCTGCGAATGCCGGATATATCGTCGACTTTACCGCTGATCTGTCTGGTGTAGGCAGGCAGGCCAATATGACTCAGGCACAGATAATGGGACTGGCGTCCACGCTGGACCAGAACATGCAGGAAGAATCAACTGCATCTACAGTCTTCTCGCAGTTAATTACAAAAATGTACCAGGATCCGGCCAAGTTCGCAAAGTTAGCCGGAGAAAACGTGAAAAAGTTTTCACAACTGTTGAAGACAGATGCCAATGGTGCTTTGCTGGAATTTTTATCAGCAATGAAAAGTAAGGGCGGGTTCGCGCAGATGGCTCCTATGTTCGAATCAATGAACTTGGATGGTACTCGTGCTGTAGGTGTATTGTCTTCTGTAGCATCACATTTGGATCAAGTTAAAACAGCACAGAGACTGGCTACAACGGAATATAATAAAGGCACATCAGTGCTCAATGAGTTTAATATTCAAAATAATACCGTTGCTGCACAATTAGACAAAGCAAAGAAGAAATTTTCAGACCTTAGTATAGAACTCGGACAGAAACTGATGCCGGTGGCGAGATATACGATATCAAGAGGCAGTGATCTTGTGCATTTACTCTCAAGGCTAATTGATTTTGTGAGTAAGTACAAAGTTACTATTATTACTCTAATTGTTGGAATTACTGCACTTACGGTTGTCGAAGAAGCAGATATTATTAAAAAGAAACTGGAGGTTTTTTGGAACGATGCAGTAGTAGCATCCTGCAAGAAATTATGGGCAGTCCTTATCGCCAATCCATACATAGCAGTAGCCGGAGCTATAGCAGTTCTTGTAGGGTTGGTGATTGACCTTTCACGGAGGACTGAGAAACAAATTGACGTGCAAAAAGAATTGAACGAGATACAAAAACAGGCATCGGAAAAAACGGCAGAGGAGACCACGAAGATAAAACTTCTCGAAAAGGCAATGAACAACGGCAACCTATCTATGGAAGAACGAAAGAAAGCTGCAGATCAATTAAATGCTATCATACCTGGGTATAATGCCAAACTGGATAAAACTCGCACAAAGTATGTTGCTAATAAGCAAAAACTTGATGACTATATCAAGTCTCTCATGAGGATGTACGAAGTCATGGGGGCCAAGGAAAAATTACAAGCGCTCGGTAAGGAAAAGGCTGACGCTACTCTTGAACTGAAAGATGCTCAGGAAAATTACAACAAAACACTTGAACTGAGAAAAAAGACAACGGAAATCAATCGGAAGTCAATGATGGCTCCTTCTCAGGCCGAGACTCAATTTCTTAATGCAAATGTGTCTGGAGCTGAAAAAAGGGTAAAGGCAGCCCAGAATAAGGTTGATGCTGTTGGTAAGAAAGCAAAGGCCATTGAGTCTGTCTATGGAACTGACATGCAAAAGGAAGAGATCAAACCAAAGCCAAAACCCGATCCCGATTCCAACAATAATGGAGGTGGACTTACGGATAAGGAGCAGGAGGCACTTGAAAAGAAACAAAAACACCGTAAAGATATAGAGGAAAAAGAAGAAAAGGAGGCAGAAAGAAGACGAAAAGAGGCTGATCAGAAAGAACAGTCGGCTACCAACCTCGAACTGGCCAACCTCGCTACGGAATATGCGAGAGGGACGATCACCTACCAGGAATTCATCGACCGGAAAGAGGAAATTCTGAAAAAAGGGCTCGAAAACCGGAAAAAGCTGTGGAAATCCGGATCCAGGGAATATGACGACATCCTACGCTCCGAAGAAAAAGCCAAACAAGACCATGACGAAGAAAAGTTGAAAATGAACTTGAAGGCGATCGAGGTGGAGCAGCAGCAGCGCGATGCCGCTATCAAGGCTCAGTACTACAACAAAGACAGCGAGATATACATGGACGAGGACGCCGTCAACGAAGCCCTGTTCCAGAGCGACCAGGAGGCGTTGAAGAAAAAACAGAAACTCTATGGCCAAGGGACGGAAGATTGGCTGGAACTGCAATCGGAACTTGAAGACAACGAAAGACAGCATCAACTGGACAACGAGGAAAATTACCTGCAAAAACTCTCACAGTATCGTGAGGAATGGGGGCGTAAGGACCTGCAGGAACAGGAAACGATTACCCTGAAAGGACTTGATTCCCTCTACAAAAAAGGACTGATAAAAGAAAAGGAATATCAGGAGATGCGGAAAAATATCCGTCTCCAGTTTGCAAGGGAGAAATCAGAAGAAGCTGACCGGAATTCATTACGATCAAGAACCGCTGAAAATGCGAACACGGCCTATCAGGCTGCATCGAATAATGCATATGCTAATGAAGGGACAGAAGCAGAAATATCTGTGGGATCCTATCTCACAGGAGATATTACTCACTATAAGGATACGATGGCACAGTTGCAGGAATTATACAAGAGCGATTCCATCTCGTACGCTGAGTATCAACAGGCTAAATCGCAGGCTACCTCGCAATTTGCCAAGGATATGGTCTCCAAGATCCAGACTGCCTACGAATCTGTCGCACAGGTTATGAGCGCGATGTCCTCTTATTACTCCGCACAATCTGAGTACGAACAGAATATCGTGACGAAGAAATACGAAAAACTGGAAGGTGCTGCGGGGAGCAATTCTACAAAAACCAAAGCATTGGAGGAAAAAAAGGAAAAAGAAATCGCCAAGATCAAGTCGAAATACAACAAGAAGCAGATGAAAATAGAACTGGCTCAGGCCACGGCAACCATGATCATCGGTGCGATGAATGCATATTCGTCCGCTTACGAAGGTACACCCTATCCTGCGAATCTCGTTCTGGCACCTATCGCTGCTGGAATAGCCATGGCCGCCGGAATGCTCAATCTTGCTGCCATAAAGAAACAACACCAGGCAGAGGAGGCCGGATATTACGAAGGCGGGTTCACAGGCGGCTCCGACTACAGGAAGAAAGCGGGGATAGTCCACGAAGGTGAATTTGTGGCCAACCATACCGCTTTGGCCAATACTGCCATCATGCCGGCACTGCAACTGATTGACCAGGCGCAGAAAAACAATACGGTAGGCAGTCTCACCGCTGCCGATGTGAGCCGTTCTGTTGGCGGGGAAAATACGGTCGTCTCAGCCCCAACAGTCAACGTGAGTACTGATAATTCAGAACTCTCAGGCACAATAGGAGCTCTCAGTAACATCATGGACCAGCTGCAAAGACAGTTGTCACAAGGCATCCAGGCCAGTGTTTCCATTGACGGGAGAAATGGAGTGAAACGTCAGCTGGATTTATTCAACAGATTGAATAACAACAAGTAATATGATCTATTGTACACTCGACGGAAAGGTAGGCTATCCTGATTCTTCTTCGAAAATCAAGATCACATACGAAAATCAGTATGTTACGGACAGCGGATCATACACCTACGAGATTTCATTTCCTATGGCGATAATGGTCAATAGGACATTATTCGGGAATGTGCAGCGCTTCGACGTAAAGAAAAAGATTTCCGATTTCGAGGAGTGCCGTCTATATGTTGACAACCGTCTGATCATCAGTGGCAAGGGTACCGTTACCGGAATTACGAATGAAACGGTAAAGGTGCAGATAGTGGGTGGAAAGTCCAGAATCAAATATAACTCAAAGTTTGAGGATCATTACATCGATGAGATTACTTTTCCGGACGTAGTCCTGGATTCTGGAATACAATCAGGATTCTATACCGACTACCGTCTCAATAACATTATCAAGCATAACACCAGTACCGATAACAAGAATTTCGGGGATATGATTTTTATCAATCTCTCTAAGGATAGCTTTGTTGGTCAAAAAGGAGTTTGCGCCCTGAATCCGATCTACGATGAAACTAATAATATCATAGCCAATTCAATCAATGTTACGCCATTTGACACGTGTGTCGTGAATGGCATAAACCACAAGGGAACATGGGCACACATGTATAATATTGCGGTACAGCCTAATCTCATGTACGTACTTAAAAAGGTTTTAGAATATGAGGGCTATACAATCACCGAAAACGACTTCGATATAGATCCCTGGAACAGGCTCCTTGTTGCCACGGCTACCAAGACAACAAAAATAGAACATGCCCTCCCCCATTGGACGGTATATTATTTCCTCGATGAAATCAGAAAGCTCTTTAATGCTTCGATTGTTTTCGATGAGATCGAGAAAACCGTCAGCATACTGTCAACGAATGAACTTTTCAATAATAAAAGTATCGAGCAGGAAGTGGCCGACGATTTCACCGTCGAACATGACGACGACGGACTGCAGAATCTCGCCACATCCAACATCGAATATGCCTTTGATGCCTCGACTAATCATGAATGGAGAGAGGTAATCTCAAATGATGTGCAAAAGAAATTCACTTTAAAAAAATATGACAGTAAGGATCTATTGCTGACAGCTGCAAAGAGCATGTCTACAAAGGACAGACGGACAACTCTTTTTCAGATCGGGAACGATTATTATATCTTTGCCGCGATGTCAAACAATGATGATCCGGATAGCGATAATACCAGTGAACAGCTGATACAATGCGGTTATTTCTCACCTATTATTCGGGACATAGACTCTGACGATTATGTAGACCTTAACATCTGTCCAGCAGCATTTGTCAGGATGTACAAGCATTATCAGGCAGAACCGAAATGGATTACGGCTCTTGACCTTATGGGGAGTGACACTAAGGTCTATGTGCCTTCTGTGTCCAATGACAAAGAATCCGGATATGAGAATATGACTGAAGATGAAAATGGAGACTATTACGTATCAGTGCAGGATGCGATGGAGAATGGAGTAGATACAGACGAAGGAACAGAGAACGAAGGGAATGATACGAAGATGCCTGTCATGTTTCAATCTCCTCATGTCGTAACAGACCTTAAAGGATTACAGAACGTTGACATCCCCCAGGCTAAGTATGGCACAGATTGCTATCCTGTTACCTATTCGGATAGCAGGATCAATGCCTGGAGCAAGTTGGATAGCGGATCTTTATCACTGTCAAAATTGCCGTATTCATTGGGATTGCTGGAAAAAGAATATAATGTTGACAAAAACAATGAGATTGAAATTCAATTCATAACGGAAGAAATCCCGGATCCTGCGTACATTTATACTTTTCATAACAAAAGGTATATTTGCGCAAAAATTGAAATGGAAGTGACCGAAAAGGGAATAGATCCACTAAAGAACGGGTACTTCTACGAACTCATCGATTAGAGTTCGCCCTTAAAATGCTTCGTCACTTCATTTACCGACTGTTCCCTCTTGAGGTATTTGTTGGTAATGGAAATATCCGAGTGCCTCGCCTGGTCTCTTGCAACGACGATTCCCTTGGCATTCGCCAAATCTCTGATACCAGAATCCTTGAGAGAATAGAACTGATAGGAATCAGGGAAATCAAGAGCTTTGCGAACTTTTACCCACTCTTTCCGGAACTGGTTGATGTAGATCTGCTCGGGCCCGGGGAAAATATCCTTGCCGAAAAGATAGTCCTGTGACGGATGATCGAAGACATGTTGGCTAATCATCATCTTTAGCAAGGCATCGCTGATGGCCACGACCTGCCCTTTTCTATTTTTAGAAACATCCGAAGATACATAGATGGTCTGATCTTTGATGGAGATGTCTCCGATCTTGATGTACCGGAGCTCTCCGGGACGAATAAAGGTATAATACTCCATCATGCAGGCAAGGTAGAACGGCGGGGTTCTGCTCACAAGGTATTCGCGGAGCCTACGCAACTGGCCAACTGGAATAGCATCACGATTCTTATCTTTCTCTCGCATCATATGGATGCCCTCAATAGGATTGATATCAATATATTGCCGGTCGGTAAGCCATGTACCGAAGGTGGACAGCCATGTCCTGTAATTGTTCCTGGTCTTGGCAGAAACATCCTTGTCGTAAATGAGATAGTCAAGAAAGTCCACGGCAAAGATCCGGTCAAACTGATAGACATATCCGATCTTATTGCCTGATTCCTGCATATATTCCTGTAGTTGTTTCATCCGGCTACGATAATCTATACCGGTTTTGGGCTTGATAATTTCTTTCTTTTCTGCAATAAGAGTATATTCAACATAACGTTGGACCACAGATTCAAAGTCAGTAAATTGACGGGTCTTCCGCCCATTGATAAAAGGATTCCATCCCGCCTTTAATTTTTCGTAAAGGTTATGGATCAAAATTGAAGCAATGTCCCGTTTTTGTCTTTGCTGATGATAGTGGTTAAGCATATATTTTTTTCGACGCATTTTTCCCAAAGAAGGATCGAATGCAAAAAAATCAACATACCAAGATCTCCCTGTATGCAGGCGGGGAACTGTAAACTCAACAATTGCTTTTTCAGAAATAAGTTCTTTTCTTGTGACCAACATTTTTTTACATTGTTGACAAAAGTCACCAATGTGAACCACAAAATGTCTGTAAATTGTCCCAGTAAAACTGGAAAACGCACATAAGCCACTGTAAAACAGTATCTTAGTGCGTTTTAGTTGCGGAGGCAGGACTCGAACGTGCGACCTCCAGGTTATGAGCCTGGCGAGCTACCAACTGCTCCACTCCGCGATATGTTACATCTCATTTCTGATTTGCGGTTGCAAAGGTAGGAA